TTATCGTGTGGTGCCGATTCTACCAATCTTACCATCAGATAGAATACGCTTAACATCATTTGCCAAGTCAAGTACGCCTTGTCTGAATGGGTCGATAAACACATATGCTGCGGCTACAATAGCAATAACAATAACAGAAATAAGTAGCATGTATTCTACTGTTGATTGTCCTTCCTCGTCTTTTAGAAGCTCTGCTAGCATGGTGTTCTCCTATATTAAAAACATTTTATAGTAAGCGACAAATACGTTGATGATTGTGTACCAAAAGGTAATCATTGTTGCTTTAAAGATTGTATCTATTACAAAAATCTTCAACCTATCGCGCCTCTATATAACTAGTTCGTTCTCTTTACAAAGTCGTCAAGCGATATATAATGCTCATCAACAAACTTACATGAACGAATAACTGAATATCCTGCTTCTACCTTTTCTGCGAAAGGCCACTCAATCGAATAATGCTTGAAAGGTATCTCACCAATACCGCTAACCATGCAGGTTTTCTCTGCTATTCTCTTACGATATTGCTCTTCTGTTTCATGGTCCTGTCTAGACTCAAGGAAAGAATCAAGCATAAGAATATCGCCGGGTGAATACTTTGGCTGATCATCCATCTATTTATTTCCTCACAAGTTAAAGTAGACCTAAATAAAAACTCGTATAAATAGAGGAAACTTAAAGATAAATCAGCGTTCAAAGCTATTTATTAACAACAACAAGGGATTTAAGTTTAAACTACCTATGCGAGTTTTTATTTAGGTCTACTTTATTTAATCCTCACATATACATTATATCGTGTTGAACCTATTGCGTCAACCGATTTTCTTTGCATACTTTGAAATATATTCTTTTGGTAGTTTAAACGTACCATCCGTAGAATATGAACGTGCTGGGAATATTATTGTCGTACTATCAATATTTTTAAGCGTGAACATTTCGCCTTCTTCGCCTAAAACTGTTAGTGTTTCTCTATACTTGACGATCTGTCCTTTGTCCTTGAAACGAAACTCATGTTCTATTGTATCGCCAATAGAAACAGTAATCTTACTCTTTTTTAGTCTAGAGGAGATAAGATTGGATAAGTCCAAAGTTTCGCTCATAGTGAACCTTTTATTGGTGTTGTCGCAGCAATACATTTTAAATAGATAGGAAAGTCCCTATTTTACTCAACAAGATAAAGATTTGGTGGTTTTTCTACCTTATAGTGTTCTAAATCTTCTTCATATTCCCAACGCATCTTGTCTAGTTTCATCCAATAAACCTTGGATATATTCGTTGTGATTGATTGATATTTAGACTTTGTTGAATCGTTGTATTCTTCTATTGTAGTATCATATTCCATTTCTCCTGTCAAGGGAGGGAATATCAAAAGTTCTTCAAGTTTTTCTACAACGATTCCAACACCTAGTTTATCTTGGGTTTCGTTTATAAATATCTTGCCTCTTATTGTTTTCTTGCGGTTCTTTAGCTGCTTCAATACAACCAAATCACCTATTTGAAATAACTGTTCCACATTAAGACCTCCACAACAGCATCATGCATCGCCAACGGTCTTTGTTGATTTCATAAAGTTTTCAAATATCTTTTGTTGTGCTTCTTTTACTTCACTTATTTCCATTTCTTTTAGTTCGTCCAAATGCTGCCATAGCATTTCATTTTCATCTGCAAGTTCTTCAATCATGGTGCGAGCAAGCTTTACTTCTTTTTCAAGCTTCTTTATCTTTTGTAACAGCTTCTCTTTTTCTTCATCCTGCATTATTCTTCGACCCCTACAATACTTCTAGCTCTCATTTTAATGTGAGGATATTGATCTTTAAGTTCTAGTGCTGCTCTTACATTCTTTTCACTATCATCAAAAAACTCAATATCATTATAACCATTTAGTATTTTGTTTTCAATCCACTCTTTCTTTTTTAATGGATTTGAGTCGTTAAGAGTTTCTATCTCTATTTCGTCTGGGTTTATTCCAACTACATTTTTGAGCCATTGTATTAAGCTTTCTTTTACCTTTGGTCCTCTTGCGGTTAGGATAGCTAACTTTCTATCTTCTCCTGTTACACCAGCATTATATATTCTTTTAAATATATTTGTGGTATATTTAATCATTTTTGGATCAACGAGCGAATGAAACTCGGCATACGCATCATCGCCATAGTATTCACCCTCTTCTTCTTTTGGCTCATAAACGGCATATTCTGCTGGGGATAACATTCTGAACTTGCCATTTGGTAAGGTAAGCTTAACTCTACCAGTTGTGTGGACAAGAGTGTCGTCTAGATCGAACACACGCAGCTTTTTAACTGGCTCTGGATTATTGGCCTCATTTAGAAACTCTTTCCATTTTTTCATACTGACGTACATTGTTGCTATCCTCTTTTGCGTTGTAATGTGCTTTAAGCTTTTTTCGTATCTTCTTCAAATGTTCTCTTTTATCGATTATTTGTACTTTTTTATTATTGTTTGCTTTATAAGAAGCAAAACTTAATATTGTATTTTTTACTATACAATATAAATAGGTCAAAACATTTAAAGGCACCATTTTCATGATGCCTTTAAATATACATTCGTTTATTTTATTGCTTTAAATCGATGGAAAATCTGATGCGTCTGATCTATTTCTTGCACGCTCATAATCATCTTGCAGTCTAACCACATCGTCCAGCTGTGATGTGGATACTTCTACTAGCTCTACTGCTTCTTCCCTTGCCTCAAACCTGTGGACGGTCTTGACAGGAACATGGAATGTATCACCCTCAACCATTTGAGTTACGATAAGTTCCTTATTGACTTCGTGATGAAGGAACAGTCGTCCTTTAAGGACTCTGATGGTTTCCTCTTTCTCGTTATGATATTGTAGTGATAGCTTTGAGTTTGGGTTGATATATAGAATCTTACCAACATACTTTGGTGTATGTGCCCAAATCTCCTCACTTCCCCAAGGTTTACTAACATATGTTGTAGTCATTAACTTCCTTCCTTCCAAAATAGTTTACTCTTTCTCTCATTAGTAAAAAAGATTACTGACAGTCTGTTATCTCCCAATACCTTGAAATAATAAGGCATGAGATTGCCTAGCTTTTTTAGCTTTGATTTGCTCTGATTCCTATTCAAGTAGGAAATGCAGCCAGCATAAATGTCACTATCGCTATGACCAGCAGAACGCAAAGTATTAATGTCAACATTGATATACGCTACAACAGGATAAATAGTATGCTGCGTCTTTAAAGGATACCTTGTGCTGGAATAGGAGCCTAGCTTCTGCTTATCATCGTCGCTTGTAGGGATGATGTTTAACCACTCATTGATAGGTTCAAACTTACATTCAAACGAATGCTGACAATCAATGAAAGGATTTACATAACCTCGTTGTGTATCTTGTACGTCGTTTTCAAAAACACTAACGTCTTGTGTATTCTCTTGGGAGACAATAATAGACTTACTTGACTTTGCACCACGCTTTTGAGGCTTGTTTGAGAGATTGATAGCTTTCGTGTTCTTGGAGCCGGGAGGTCTGCCACGACGCTTTGGTGCTGCTGCTTGCAATAGCTTTGGCTCATTGATAGTCTCCATTGTTTTTGGCTTGTTCTTGCTACCTTTTGGGCGACCCATATTAGCTCCTAAAAATAAGTTGATGTAATGTGGTGTCCTGCTACTACAGCTATGACAGTAGAACCCTTAAAGAGTTCTAATGCCTCTTTTAGAGCCTCTGCACCACTTTTAGGACCATAGAATACTCTAACAAATCCATCGCCAATAACAGTCCAATACATATTTCACCCCTTCAATAGATTCTTTTGCGAAGTCCTAACCTTCTCATAAACTGTTTCAGTATCGCCAAATACTGTAATATCATAGTTTCCAGTACCACCGCGTACAGTAATACGAGTGAAAGTCATTTTACTATCAACTCCTAAATCTACCAACCTACCTTCTCGTAGAAAGGAGCTAAAACGGCTATCATCACGAATCATAACAACGTGTGCTGGATTTACAAATACATTCCTAACACTAATACGATTAGTTGCAGACTCTTCAAAGATTTCAGTAAGCTTAACCATTATGTCTCCTTCTTTTGTATAAAAATGTTATTTAATGTTGTTGCCCAAAACTGACCATCAAGCCATATCTTGGCTGTATCCTCAGTATTATTTATAGATTTTATGAATATTGCAATGTAAGGTTTATCTGTTATCATAAACCTATTAGGTGCTTTAATATTATCGGGATCAAATAATAAACAGCTTTGCGGTATGCGTACTAGATCCCCTTCTTTGTAAAAGTCACTCTCCATCATCTTCATACTGTGGTAGCGGCTCGGATACAGGGACCGACTGTGTATTGCTAGCCATATGCTTAGTATAACCCGTTAGGATGGATTGGCAATCAACTAATCTGCGATCTAATATAGCCAACTGCTTGCGTAGATTTTCAATATCTTGGATTGCAAGTATGGTATTCTTCTTTCTAATAAGTTCAATCAAACCACGCTTAGTGTGTTCAAGATTTAGATTTGGAGTATCCGAAAGAAGCCTAGCTACTTCTTCGGGAACATCGTCTAGTTCGACGGTATAAGATAGGCTAACTTTCATTTGATTACCTCTTCTGCTATCATTTTGATTGTAAGTTTATCTGTTGGGATAAATCTATCGGGTTCATATAGTGCTTGATTGCCAAGCTCTATCATTAGTGAACTGAGATACTTATACATATAAGATATCTTAGACAGTTTGTCAAGTCCGCCAATATATGAAGGATGCAAATAAAGAACATTCCCATTCTTCATGCATACACCTATTGGAGTTTGTTCTACAAGCAATACACCATTTTTAAGCCACAAAACACCAGCCGTGTCTTTATGGCCGGTGCTTGCGACATATTGCATTTTGCTGCTCATACACCATTTATAAATAACAGTAGAAATGGTATTAGATGTGTAGCTTTTCTTATTAGCTTTAAAATCTTTATAACATTCAGATATTTTACTTTCGTTCATTTGTATCTATCCGACACAAACAATATAACATACTATACTCTACTTAGCAAGTCCCAAACTTCTTTTATTACAACGGCTAATGTAGCAGAGGTTAATATCCACATAAACTTGGAATATGTGTCTTTCCATTGTTCTAAGGATCTGATTCTTGGGAACAAGCCTGTATCGGGGTCTTTTATTTTAGATAAGTCTTGAGTTATTTGATCTTGACTATCTTTTAAATGCTCTACTGTATTTACAAGTCTATCAAGCTTTTTGTCTAAGCTAATAAATGCATCCTTAATATCTTGAAAATCAGTAGACATAAAAAGACCCTCCAAGCAGATAGTACGCCTACAACTAAATAGTCCTAACTTTTGACAACGGCATAGTTGGTTGTCAATAATGTTCCCGCTGCTGATACAGAGTTTTGTATGGCACAACGAGTAACTTTGGCAGGATCAATAATGCCAGCTTTAACCATGTGTTTTACACTTCCTGTTCGGAAATCATATCCCTCAAACCATTCATCCTTACCTACAAGTTCTACTGTTTGAATGATTAGGTCTGGTGATCCACCAGCATTAAGTGCCATTTGTCTGATTGGTTCTTGACAAGCTTTCTCTACAATCTGAAAGCCAAGCTTCTCTGCTTCTGTTAAATCTTCACGCTTTCTTATAAGCTGAGATAAACGTAGTAAAGCAACACCACCACCGGGTAGGATACCTTCTTGCTGTGCAGACTTAACTGCTTCTAGAGCATCCTCAATACGGTGCTTCTTCTCAATCATTTCGACTTCTGTTGCTGCACCTACACGGATGATAGCAATACCACTTGCAAGCCGTGTAATGCGTTCCTGTAGCCTTGCAGCATCATGTAAGCTTTCTGTATCTGCTATCTCTGCTTTTAGTGTTTCAATGCGTTTGTCTATCTCTTCAAATGAACCTTTACCACCAACGATTGTAGTTAGGCTCTTTGCTACTTCGATAGACTTGCAACGTCCAAAGTCTTTCAACTTAACGTCTGATAGCTTGATTCCTGCTGTGGATGAAATGTATGTGGCACCTACGGCTACTGCTAGGTCTTTAAGAATACCTCTACGCTCTTCACCGTATCTTGGAGCTTTAACACCAACAACTTTCATTGTTCCTCTAACTGCATTCATAATAAGAGCAGCTAGGGCTTGTCCTTCAATATCATCTGCTACAATAACAAATGGTCTACCTTCTCTTGCAATCACTTCAAGAACTGGTAGCATTTCATTTACTGTTTCTAGCTTATGATCTGTTACAAGAATATATGGATCATCATATTTGACTACACCACGTCGCTCATCATTGATAAAAGCAGTAGCTAGATAACCACTATCAAAGCGGAATCCTTCAACAACATCCAAGGAAGTGTCCAAGGAACGAGCTTCTTCAATAGTAATAGCACCATCTTTACCAGCTTTGTCAACAGCGGTCGCGATAAGCTTTCCAATAGAACGATCATTGTTAGCTGAAATAGTTGCAATATCTTCAATCTCCTGTTCGGATGAAATAGGTACTGCTATGTCTGTGATATGAGATACAATATCTTCTGCTGCCTTATCCATTCCTCTTTTTAGTTCAACAGGGGATACACCAGCACTAATATATTTCTGTGCCTCACGAAGCATTGCACGCGCTAGGACGATGCTAGTAGTAGTACCATCGCCAGCCTGTGCAGCGGTTTGTTGCGAGGCTTGCTTGATTACTTGTGCTCCAAGGTTTTCAAATGGATCTTCCAAATCAATGAAGTTAGCAATCGTGACACCATCTTTGGTTACGATTGGTTTGTTTCCATCATAAAGGATTACGTTTCTTCCTTTTGGACCCAATGTAGATACAACATTGTCTGCTAACACATTAACACCTTGGAGCACTTTCTCGTTTAAAGTGCGACCATTACAATACAGTTTGCTCATAAAAACCTCAATAGATATGGGAATGTAATCAGTTATTCTAAACTGTCAAGAGTATTATTGCTCTATTTTTTTAGTTACTTGTGCAAGTTCTCTTGATTTTTGAGCTGCTAACGTAGCATATTGCTTGTTAGAAACATCATTGCTTTCAACTCCCAAGAAATAATTATTAATAGCATTTCCTACTTCGTCTAATTTTGTATAAATTGGAATCAAATTATTTTGCAATAATTCTGCATATTTTTCAGCAACACCACGAACTGTGTCTTCTGACAAATCAAGTGTTCCAATAATTCTAGAATTTCTTTGTGCATAACCAGTAGGAATTGCCCATTGTAAACGCTTTTTATATCCCGGTGTATTTCTTAATAAAGATATAAATTCTTGTTTATTTCCTTCTTTTTGTAAAATGAGGAGTTTATTATACATTTCTTCACTTCCATACAATTTAGCAGCTGCACCAGATAATTTAAGTTTTGATCTTGTAGATGTAACAGTATAATTTTTTGTATCATCTATAGTTTCTATGTCTAATGGTTTTCCTTTTTCTTTATAGATTGTTGCGCCACTATCATTTGCCACTTTTAGAATTAAAACTTGCTTATCATCTAATAATTGTTTCAATTCTTGTCCAGTTACAACTTGTGGAGTTGCATTAGATTTTACTACTACTTCTTCACCGAATCCAATATATGTTAAGAAATTTTCTAATGTAATTTCAAATTCTGAGAATTGTAGTGTTTCTTGATCATCTGATTTACGGACAATAAGATAAATAATCTGTCCATATTGATCCATGTGTTCAACAATGTTTTCAAACGAACCATGAATACCAGTTTTTTTAGAAAGAAGTTTTAAGCTATACAATTTTCCGCTTAGAACAACGTCAGTAATTGGTTTGCCCTTTTGTCCTTCACCTTCTTCGCCTTCAACATCGGTAATCTGTACCGATTGTCCGCCAAAAATACCTGCCAAAAAACCTTCAAACAAGAACCCAGATACTGCTTCTGTGTATTCTTGTACAATAGAACGCAATAATTCTAAAAATACAATAGTTGATAAAATTTTTGGAACACTAGCATTAGTATCGAATTGTGTGATTACTTTACTTATATTTGCAAGCTTTTGTTCTACTGTAGCACCACCAATATTTTTAGTGAAGGTTTCAATAATTTCCCTGTCTCTGCCACCTTCTGCCTCTCTCAATTTGCCCCAACGCTCTGTAATTTTAATAACTGGTACTTTAATTGATATTTGTTCAACTTCTCTATCAGATGATTTTTCAGCCTTATACAAATCAACTGCTCTAGCGGAAGATATACGACCACTTGATGTAGTGTTAGCTTCCAACACTAATGTTGGAAGTGTGCTTTTAACTTCATTTATAATAGCAATTAAATCATCAAAAGACATTTGACCAACTTCTTTCTTTGGCTGTGGATTAAAAAAGCTCTCAACGAGCATATCTATTTCTTGTTTTTGCATATTATAAATAGTTCCTGTTTTAGAATACTTCGTCAGCAATACCTAATTCTACTGCTTCCTCTGCTGATAAATAGACATTTACCTTCTTATTAATCATCTTTTTGAGTTGATTCTCTGTCATTTTTGTTTCTGCTGCTAGAAGCTTGATATAAGTGTTCTGAATATGACGGATCTCTTCCATTTCATTTTCTAGATTATGGAAAGAACCAGCGTTACCACCAATGACTGAGTGAATCATAACACGACAGTTACGACCTAGACGACGCTTACCCTTTGTACCTGCTGCAAGAATAAGAACACCAGCAGACATTACCTTACCAATACCAACTGTATGAATCTCGCATGTATCCTTGACAACACGCATCATATCATATAGAGATAGCATATCGTCTGCGTTGCCACCGGGAGTTGAAATAATAAACTCGATTGGCTCTGATACAATCCGTGTACCTTCTTCGGGATTTTCGGGGTTTACTGCTTCCTCAACTTCTGCTGTTGCAGCAAGCTGAATAAGACCACCAATAAGTTCTGCTACCTTCTTTTCCTCTACCTCACCATAAAGTCCGATAGTACGAATCTCGGGTTCGCCTTGAAGGAGTGACATAGGAATGATAGCCTTCCCTTCACTTTCAGTCTCACTCTCGTCAGTCTCTTCTGTGGTTTCGTCAGTCTCTACTTCTTCCTCAACGCGCTTCTTGCCGAATAGTGTAAAACCCATTTTGTCTCCATTGGTATCAATCAATATAACACAAATCTATACTGTGTCAAGTAAAAAGGTCATACATCTTTTTTGATGTATGACCCGTTTACACAACAATGGTTTTTATTTTATATTATTTAACTAAACGCTTTATTACTCTCTTGAGAGTTTCGTTTATTATCTCTTCGTCTGTCAACATTTCGGCTACGACTTCTTCATCTTCTTCGCCTTCGCCTTCCATATCGGCTTCGCCTCCAGCGTCGGGTCCAGCGAGTTCATCACCCCCTTCTTCGCCTTCACCTTCGTCACCTTCTTCGGCTTCGCCTTCCTCGCCAAGACCCATCTTGAGGAGTACGTTTTCGACAGCTTTCTCAATCATTGACATAAGTTGATCATCTTCTACGGTCATTTCTGGCTCTGCACCTGCATCGCCCATATCCATATCCATTTCCATATCGTCTTCGGCTGGCATTTCGCCACCCATATCTTCTGCGCCCATATCTTCTGCTGGCATTTCATCTTCACGTTCGCCAGACATACCATAACTTTCGTTTAGTTTAACACCGGACAACTTTGCCCAACGGTTAACTTGGCTCTCACTTAATAGTTTCTTGCTCATTGTTGTAAAACTCCTACAGATTTAAATAGTAATATCATTACAAAAAGTCTAAACATCTATATTATTTTCTTCAAGAATATCAAAAATATTTTCTATTTCTTCTTTATTTAAGGCTAAATCTTTCATTAGCTCTTGTCCATCTTTAAGTAGTTTTCTGTTTAGTTTATTTCTTTTTTTATTTCTAGCGTTTCTTTTGACTTTCAAATCATCAATAAAGTTTAATAAAAGCGGATCTTTGTTTGTATACGCTTCTATTATATCTCTGAAAAACTGAGATTGGCTTTTGAAATCATCATCTTTCAAACAGATGATCAACTCAGCATGTTGCTTCTCTGTTACATTTACGATAAATCTTTTTAGCTTATCTTCAACCATCTAGTTTCTATGTAGAATATGTGTGTCAGACTCACGCATAGATGCTGCTGATTGACGAATGATTTGTGCTTTGGCTCTGAACTCAGTTATCGACCGGCTACCAGTATAAGAAAGACCAGAGCGTATTCCATTATCAAGTTGCTCAATAATGTCCCTTGCAGTACCTTTGTATATAACAGAGGTTGAGATTCCCTCCAAAGATGAAGCCTTGCCTCTCCAATCAACTTGTGCATCCTTTGAAGCCATGCCACGATAGACTTTACGCTTTTCTCCTTCGGGGGTAATAAAGATTTTTCCGGGTGTCTCATCAGTTCCTGCAAGGAGTGAACCAACCATTCCAAAATCAGCACCAACACCAATAGCCTTAACAATGTCTCCACTATTTTTAATGCCACCGTCCGCAATAATCGCAACATTATTTGAAGTCCTCGCACAATCTAGAATACTAGAGATATTAGGAACACCGTGGCCTGTTTGTATGCGAGTAGAACAAATGCTACCGCCACCAATACCGACGCGAATGCTATTAGCTCCCCAAGAAACAATCCGGTCAAGACCTTCAAGCGTAGCCACGTTGCCAGCCATGATATGTGGTGCTTCACCAACCGCATGACGTAGTTCTCCAAGAGCATTTTTCATCAAGATATGATCTCCATGCGCTACGTCTACACATAATATTCTTGCTCCTAAACTAACTAGTTTCTTTGCTCTTTCTAGAAAGTCTCCTGTTATTCCTATTGCAAAACCTACCTTATCTGCTGGTATATTTTCAAAGATTTGTTCTGCCATTTCACATTGTCTTTCAACTGTATTATATCTGTGAACAATAGCAAGACCTCCCATGCGAGCCATTAGAAGAGCCATATGCACTTCGCTAATGGTATCCATAGGAGAAGCAACAACTGGAAGCTCAAATGACAAGCCTCTATCTTCGTCTAACCAAGATTTAAGGCTGACTTCCTTGCGAGACATAATATCGCTATATTGTGGGACAATCAGAATATCTTCATAAGTTAGAGTTTCTTGAAACGGACTAAACATTTATTACCTCACAGTTTGTCTTGTATATATTTATCAAGTTGCTTTCTAAAATAATCTTCTGGAAATCCAGTCTTTTCACTTGGTTTGTCTGGATAAGGGATAAGATGCATTCTTTTCTTTGGGTCTTGTTCTTTTGGATTAACGATATAAACCTCTGGTACACCATCTACCTTGAAGAACTTCATTAGATTTGGTTGTAGTATAGTATTTACATTTGCAAAGATAAAAGCCTTTTCATAATCCTCAGATGCTCTATCGAATATAGGACGAAAGCCTTTGCAAAGCGGACAAGTGCTTGTTGTAAACTTTATTACAACTGGCTTGTTTGCTTCCATTACTGTGTCTTTAAAGTTAGAAAATGTAACTTCAATAATATTAGATAGCTTTGGACGAATCATGGTTTATTACCCTGCTGTTCCAAATATCTATCTAGATACCAAATAGCTTTTTTAATATCTTCTATTTGATTATTTTTATGATCTGCTCTTGCAATATATTTGAGCGCATTACCAAGATGAAAGCCAAGCTTCCAATCTTCAATAACATCAATAACTTCATACTTTCCCTTATTATAATGGGAAGGATGATTAACCATTTCCTTTTTTTGAAGGGATTGTAGCTGTGTTTTGGTTGTATCAACGCTATTCTGTAAATGTTCGTGTAGCTTTCCTACAACAACTTGTCTGGTACTTTCTTTTGTCATGCTATTAATCCTTTTGCTTGATCTTCTAAATATGCTTTTACATTAGGCCAGCATTCTGGACAGAACAGCTTAACCTCTTCCGAATCTGTATAAACAGTTACGGACCAAGTTGTAGCATGTTCTTTGCTCTTTTTGTCATACGGAGCAACGCAACCTGTGCATTTATCGGGAAGCTTACCAAACAATACTGACTTTTCAGCCATTGCTTTTTGTGCTTTTTTTATTTTTCTTGCACTACTCATATCTCATTTCCTTTGTTATCCATCGTGGCAAACTCTTGTGATAGCATCTTGCCACCTTTCCATTTGCTGAATACAACAACAATAGAAGGAAATGGAGCAGAGTTTTGTGAACCACCAAACTTCAAACGACCCTTAATGAAAAATATCTTATCTGCTTTCATACAGTAATCATGGAAGAACTTTGTATCTGTACGGGCAGCTACAAGCATAACAACTGTTGTGTTAAGCTTCTTTGATTCCTCATATCCCTTCTTAACCCATTCTTTGGCTTTTGAGTAGGGTGGATTGCAAAATACTTTATGACCACCCCAATCTTGTTGGAGTCCGTCTTGTGCCTCTGTAAAGAATGTTGGACATTTTGTATTGCTAGCATCTGCACATGGGTCTAGTGTAAATCCAAAACGAACATTTAAACCATCAAAGAAGTCCTGTGGGGTAGACCATAAATCTTTTGCTGACGAGAATATTACATTTTGAGTCTGTTTATTCATTTTCCACTAGCTCCAAAACCACCAGCACCACGCTCAGTTTCTGAAAGTGTTTCAACAAACTCAAATGATTCAGTTGAAATCTTCTCTGGTATTGCTTGTGCGATTCTATCACCAATATCAAAATGGAAATGAACCTTTGAAGTATTATGAAGAACTACCTTCCATTCTCCACGATAACTGGAATCAATAACCCCTGCGAGAACATCAACACCACTCTTAACAGCTAAACCAGAGCGAGGAGCAACACGCATATAATACTGAGGGCTAAATGAAGTGCAAATACCTACGGGTACTGCTTCTCTTTCACCGGGAGCAATAACCCCTTCCTCCGTTGCATATAGATCAAAACCAGCATTACCATTTGCTCTATCTTTAAAATCAACAAAGCCTTGTATCTTCATAACTTTTAGATTTAGTGGTTCCATTTATTCTCCTGTTTTCTTTTTAGCAAAAATAACTGTCTCATCAGCTGACTGATTATATTCTCTTTTTATTGGTTTGACAATACCTTTATCTTCTTTTCTTTTATCTAATGTATCAAGCCATTCATCTGGCTCTTCTTTACTTCTAACATCATAAAAAACAGGCCAGCCATTAAGCTCCCATCCCTTTAATAGTTCTCGCCATACCTCTGTGGGTATTCTAAGGAGCACTCCATCGTTTGATGCTCTAAACTCTACTTTATCCATTTTAAGATAAAGATTAGAATAATCAGATACTTCTTGATAAAAGTGGTGTTTAGTGTTTAAAGAGATTGTCTTTTTAGTGACCATTATTGTTCCTAGTCGTTCTGAGTCTTAGTTCTGTAATAAGATTGATTGAATCTTCTTGTTGTCTTAGTATCTGACATAGATCATGCATTTGAGAACTAAGTAAAAGAACCGCTTGTAGGTTACTTTTTCTATCTTCTTTTAACATTTCAGTGCATAGGAACTCATATTGCTTATACAGCTGAACCCAAGCATTTATAATGTTTTCGTTAGTCATGCTGCCTTCTTACAATGTATATCACGATACTTGAACAAAGCAAGTTCTTTCATTTTTGCTTCAATCATTATGTCTACATCTTGTCCGAAAGTATCAATATAGTTATAAACATAATCTGAATGTGCTTGTGGGGGACACTTTATCTTTTGCTCTTCACAACGAGATTCAGAATAATGAACTACTGGCTTGATACTCCCCCAAGTAGAAACGGCGATTGCAAGCGCATCTTTGTGTGACATACCACCATTGTTCAATGAATGATGATGATAGTCAAAAACAATAGGAATACCAGTGTGCTTGAAAATATTGTTGTATAGTTCCTCTGTGTTGTATAATGATGGTTTATCATCGTTTTCTAGTGTGAAACGTGTTCTAATCTTTTCATCCAGTAGTTCAAAGTTCCGTAGAAACTGTGCAATAGCCATAGGCTTATTCTTGTACGTCGCACCAACATGAATATTAATCTTGTTGTATGGAGTACGAGAAAGTCCCATCAAATCAAGAATATCTGCATGTACCGTCAAATCCTTGATAGTATTTTTGGTTACAGATGGATTAGACGAAGTGAGCTTATTAAATGGACCGGGATGGAAAGTAAGTCGTTGATTGGTTGCGGTAGCATATTGCCCACACTTACGAAGCAAAGTTGAAATACGCTCAACATTCGGGAGATTATAGATACCGTATTCGGATGCCCAAGGAAACATATCGGAGGACATACGGTAGAACCTAACTCCGTTTGTTGTATTCCATTGTAGAATCTTATAGAGATCAATGATATTCTGTTCAGCAAGTTGGGCAGCATAGTTAATACCTTTTTGATCGAACGTCTTGCGAATCATTGTACGGTTCGTTGTTACCCGCTTTTTGGCAGGAACATCGGAGAGAGTCATATTGATACAGGCATAGCCTAAGTTTAGTGTAGACACTAGAAACCCCTTGTGCATATTGAATATAACACAAGGGGTCAACTAGGTCAAGTAGAATAGATTAGTAATCAGTGAAGGGTATTTGACCGGAGCGACCGTCACCAGTATTGGATGGATTCAAAGCTAGTTCAATCGCAAATAATATTGCCCAAGTTCTTGGTAAACGACCATGACGTGCTGATAGGAAGTTTAACTTTTCTTCAAACGTAGACATATCTACTTGTGACATTAGTGTTGGATAGAACTTTAATGCAAACTCTATACAGTCAGCAACACGACGGTCAACTTCTTCGTTTAAACGAGTCTTGGGTAAACTCTTTGTTAACTCTTGCTTGATTATACTTCTCAAATATGATTCGGTCAGTTTCATAATAATATGTCCTTATCTTGTCACAGCTGGTTTGGGTTTCTTGTATCGTCCCAATTGTCTATCAATAAGTTTATGTAATTTTTTTGGATCAACACCATTTCTCTCGGCTACTTCTTCGACAGTATCAAAACCACTTAATGCATAATCATTAACAGCATCTTGCAGAGCGTCTTCTGAGTCGTCATACATTTCTTTTAATACCTGTTTTATCATACTTCTTAGCATTGATTCTGTTAGTTTCATAATAATAAACTCCTTAACAAAAATAAATAGTATTATTTATTGATTATGCCACAAGTTTTAGCTGTGCAGTGATATTTCTTACAGAAAATCCCCAAGATGGATCATAGTTAATCTTGCTCATATAAACACGATTCTTGTGAACCTTCTCGTTTGGCTTTACTCCCCAACAGCGAATCTGTGTAAGCTTATTGGTATCATCAATAACTTCAAGAACAAGATAATCTTTTCCATTAGCTGTTCTCTTGTTGATTACGTTACGAACAATAAACCAAGTAATACCAAGTTCTTCGTCATACTCTCCGATTGGTGGAATATATTTCTCTTCAAAGCGTTTTGCAACTTCTATTGGAAGAACCATTGATACTGGATATTCACCAGTTAGATCTGTTAGATACTCAATCTTTTCTTCATCGGTGAAGTCACCCTCTGGCTTATAGAGTTCAATATTCTCCAATAGCTTCTTCTTGTTCTTTGGACGGTCAACTGCAACAGCAGACCAGAAATGCTTTGCTCCTGTAAAACGAGAATCAATCAAGCTATTGCAAGCACCAGCACGAATCAGAACGTCAAGAGCCTTCTTGTTAAACTTGCTGTAAGATACAGACTCTGTAAAAAGAAGTTCTTCTGCACTCTTGAATGGACGATTGTTTATAATCTGCTCCATCGCTGCTTCACCAAGACCTTTGATGCAGGTAAGGGGCTGAATGAACTCTTTGCCGTCCTCTGAAATCTCCCAAGTTGTACCAGACTTATTGATATCTAGTGACGAGATTGAGAAGCCAAAAGACTTGATTAGGTTGATTGCTTTCTCTTTGCGATTGATTTTATCATCCTTGTTCTGATCTTGCTCCGACTCTTTTTCAAGGAACGCACAAAGCCATTCGGATTCAAAGTAAGTGGCAAGCCAAGCACATTGATATGACAATACAGAATAGCAGACCGCGTGAGACTTATTGAAACCGTAACCAGAGAAGTATTCAAATGTTTCCCAAAGCTGTTGAGCAGACTTTTCATTTAGACCCTTTTCAACACAACCAGTTATAAACTTTGAATGAATCTTGTCTTTCTCTTCAAAGCCCTTACCTGTGCCCTTCTTGGTAAGTAGTTTACGAAGCTTATTGCCTTCATCAAGAGTAACGTCCTTACCAAGCTTGTGAGCAAGTAATGCGATTTGCTCTTGGAAAATAAGGAAGCCGTAAGTCTCCTTTGTTACTTCTTTGATTAGAGCATGAGCATACTTGACCTTGCTTGGATTCTCTTTTGCTTCTGCGAACTGAGTATCTACGTTAGCAGATAGAGGACCGGGACGATAGATAGAGGTGATAGCAGAAAGATCAATGATGTTATTGGGTTTTACACGCTTACAGAAATCCTGTGCTCCACGCTCTGTAAACTGGAAGATACCAGCCCACTTACCTTCGTGAAAGATATTCTGATAAACCTTCTTGTCGCTTAGATTCATCTTCTCTGGGTGTAGATTCTCCTCATAGAACTTATGAACATCAGCAAATGTTGGGTTTGGATTGTTGTGGTGACGCTTCAAGATATGACGGATTGCAGACTCAATCATACGAAGAGAAGCAAGTCCAAGAATATCAAACTTAATGAATCCCATTGGTTCAAGGTGACGGACGTTCTGTCCTTCGGACCAAGGGGTCTGACGGACACCATCAGAGTTAATGAGAGGCATGTAATAATCTAGATTCTCACCTACAACGACACCGCCAGCATGACGAGAGCATGAACGAATCTGTCCATACAGAACGTCAATGTGAGTTGCGATGTGTGGATACTTGTCTAGAAAGTCCTGCAAAGACTTGGAATATTCCTTTACTTCCTCAAATGTTGGAACGTATACGCCAGCCTTCATTCCGTGAGCCTTCTTGGCAAGCGGAGTTGCTTCTGCCATCATCTTGGAGGTTACTTCATTTACTTCCTTGAAGGAAATATCATAGAACTTGCTGATATCCTTGACAAGAGATTTAAGTTGTAGTGTGTTCCAGTTTGAGATTGGAACTACGGTTGTATCTCCCCACTCATTGATTAGCATTTCCTTTAGAGCCATTGGATCGGAAACGTCATAGTCAATATCGGGGAAACCATCTTGGTTCTTGGTCATGAAACGCTCAAAGAGTAGACCATGCTTGATTGGGTCTACTTGTGTAATACCAAGAGAGTATGTTACGAGAGAACCAGCAGCAGAACCACGACCGGGACCAGTAAGTTGAACGGACAATGCCTTATCGGAGATTGCCTTCATTGTAAGAAAGTACTTTGAAAAGTTCTGATTCTTGATAACATCAAGCTCATAATCAAGACGATCACAATATTCCTTGTTATTGATTAGTCCAAGACCACGGAGTCCTTCGACAGCGTAATGACGTAGTGCTTCATCTGCATTGAAACCAGCAGGAACAACGAAATCTGGAAGGCGAACAGTAGCATCTGGAAGGAAGCTTTCAATGCGAGTATGTGCAATCTGATAAGTATTTGTAATGCTCTCCATTACAACATTATCGTTATAAGTTGCCTCACACTCAGCAGAATACTTCTTATAAGATTCCCACATTTGCTGACCATTCTTGGGATATAGTTCATATCCAATCTCGTCAACACCGCTAGGTAGTTCAGACTGATTCTCTGCCCAATCGGGGCGACCCTTGCCAAGCCAACCAAGACGCTTATAAAGTTCGCGGTCCTTCCAAGCATTTCGATTAGGATAATGGCTATCAGCAGTAGAAACAAGCTTGATACCAAACTCTTCCTTCATCTTGATGATATACTTATTTAGAATATGCTGTTCGGGAACATTATTCCATTGAAGCTCACCGTACCAGCGGTCACCAAAGATGCTTACCATACGCTTGGTTGTCTCACGGAAAGAAGCAAGAATAGCATCCTCGCCCTTATCGCGATTCTCCCAATAGCAACCAGCATATACACCACCAAGACAAGCAGAAAGTGCAATAACACCCTCATTATACTTTTCAAGTAGTGCATAATCCATACGAGGATAGCGATAGAAGTTCTCAGTCTTGTAAGATTCAGAAACAAGCTTGAAGATGTTATTCAAACCCTTCTGATTCATTGCAAGAAGAACAAGGTGACGGCGACGATTAAGAATAGACTTGTTTTCCTTCTTCGCTGCTGCTTCGTCCTCAACAGTTGCGCCCGAAATGGATTCATCAATCTCGCTCTTGGCCTTTGTATTCTGTTCTGACTCGGCCTTGATGCGATCAAACTCTGAACGCCATTCATCAAGAGAAGGGATAAAGTAAGCCTCACAACCAAAGATTGGCTTAAAGTTCTTGCCCTCCTTCTTCATCTTCTTTGCATGAAGAACTTGATATGAAAGCCCATTCATATTGCCATGATCTGTGAGTGCCAATGCATCACAACCATTGGAAAAAGCAAAATCCATATGCTCCTGTGGATATCCAAGAGCATCAAAAATAGAACCTGCAACAGAATGTGCGTGCAGACCAACAAAAGGGATAGTCATTCAGTTTACTCCTATATACTATTAACCTTCATAGTCATCTTCGTCAAGATCATATTGACGCTCATCACCAGACCAATATTTGTCACTCTCGTCCCTGTCTAATCCATCCTCTGGAAGTTCTTTTAGTTCATCTTCACGTTTTGTAGGTTCAAATGATTCCATAAGTTTGCACTCCTTTAAATCTCCATCTGTAAATTTAAGTTTCCAAGTGCTATAAGCACCATACAGTTCAATCCAGCCATGAAAGCTGGTATCCAAAAGACCTAGATATTCGCTTGTATAAAGCTTGAACGTATACTTTGAAGGCTCAACGCTCTTGAACCTGTATAGACGCTTACACAATCTACCTTCTTCAATAAGATAGTTGTCCATTACGCAGTCAAGATCTTTTGTTTGATACTCTCCTGCCTCTGGTCCGTTTGGAATATCTTTCTCAATCTCTATCGTGTCGAATACTCCCATCGTTCTCTTCCTCTTGTAAAGTGTAGTTGATCTCTTCAAAACGGCGAGCGTGAATAAATATTGGTCTACGCTCACCTAAATAAAAACTATGATCTGAACCTAAAAACTTACGGTACGAATCCCATTTAGAGATATTGTGATACCATTTAATCGTTTTAGTAAATATCTCTTCGGGGTTGTACCCACCATATATTTTATCTAATGTATAGTTTTTGGCTTCATATCTATCTTCAATAGGTAGTTTTTCTAACTCATTATTTTCATTCCGAAAAGTTCTTCTAGCACCAGCTCTTACGATATCAATAAATTGTTGCATATCTTCTGGCTTGAAAGAGAAACCTAAGTATTCGTTATCTTTAACGCTTTTTCCATCGTGCATAGCCATGACTCTCATACCGCGAATCATTGGCTTTCTAAACGCACGAACTGTTTTTGGTTCGTATGTGCCGTATGGGAAGGAAGTATAGAACATAACAGGTTCTACGAACTTTGACAACCTTCTTCCAACAGATTGTGCATATTTAGCACCATGCAAAATGGAAAATCCTAAACTATCAACTCTATCTCTGTATTTTGCGTGCATTGGAACGTAGAATATTGGAACGTTCCTTTTTTGCTTTACATAAACACCATATTTGTTTTTAAACTTAAAGTTATTGAAACAAGGATCGTCAATAAAATCTCTCATTCTATGACGAAGCAAAGGGGCTGTATCTTGATTGCATACAATCCAAATAGAAGAACAGCCAGCATAAGCACATTCAAGAACCGATCTTTCAACAGCCAACATGCCTCTTGTAACTGGCATCATATATTCGGGCCATTCAAGTTTAAAATCTAAACTTGGACCTATTGTTGAAACTATTCCTGCGATGTTTTTTGTATTGTATTCCATAGATAATCTACTCTTGGATTTGATGCTATCTGTTGCGAAAGTGATTCAACAGTATAATCACAAAACTTGATATTGTCAAAGTCAGAATATACATTTTTTGGTTTTTCTACTTCTCGTTGAATAAATGTATACTGAACTTGTTTATATCTTTGGGTTTTCTTGTCGTAATGATAAACGCCGTTTGCCTTGCCCTTTAATCCATATTCTTTAAACAAATCTTTTAACTTAAACTTGATAGCATATTCTGTGTGCTCTGTTTCCATTTCTTTTTGTGTCTTGTAATACGAAACTAAGCAACCATCTTTTAATCTATTATTGTTAGTTGGTTCTAAGAAATGAATCTCGTTTATTGGATTATCATTTGAATATATTATATCAAGTTCATGCTTGTAAATACTGTTGAATATTAACCAATCATAAGCTGTATAAACTCCTACCTGCTTACTAAGTGGTAGACCAGTTACGTTTAAATCATCAAATAAATGTATGGTCTTTGGCTCTATGTTTATCATATATCTTTCGCTCAATACAATGCGGAAACTTCCATCATCTATTCTAAATGAGCTTGCTTCTTCTGTTATTGGTATCTGACCAGCAAGAGAAAGATAAAACATCAGATTTGACCATAACTTTTCCTTATTTATTCCTTGTTCAATAACACCCTTTGTGGTATTTTTTGTTTGCAATAAATGAGGCATGTTTGGAAAAGTAAATGCTGGTTCAAAATGCTCAAAATCTTTTGGGCACCTTGAACCAGCAAAGAATACTGGGTATCCAGTTATGTATGCATACATTAGGGCTTCTATGGTAGAGCCTAATATAACATTATCGTACTTATGAACTGTGCTTTTCATTCCTTATCTTTCGGTATGCTTCAACAGTTACAGGATATAGATCTGTAATAATATCTAATACAGCTTCTGCAACTTTCTGAATCTCCCATTGAGCACCTTCATGAATACGAAGATCGACAAACTTCAAAATATTATTTAGGTTTGCTGTTCCATAATATTCAGTATACATGGCTTGTGGTAAAACCATACGTGCTTGTTCTTTACAAACACCACTATCTAGTAGTTTATTGTAGACTCGTAAGGAGTCTTTGAACAACCCTTCAACGACTGACGTAGCAGAATGGCTGATATCGAGACTAGAACTATAAAACTCTGGATCAAAGGTATCATTCGTTGAAGCCTGCCTGTTCGATTTGTGTTGTTTTCTGAACTCTCTTGGTTGATAGAACTCAATGTTATACTCCGTGTACCTTCTTGAAATCTCATTATAAGACCAAGTGCGGTGTCTATGATGTTGAGAACGAACAAATAATGGAACTTTAAATCTAAAAGTTACCATATTGTGTTCTAAGACAGAAGTGTGACGGTGGCGAATAAGATACTCAATAAGTTTCTTATCACTATCATCTAACTCTGTTTTATGTTTACCGAACGAAACTCTTGCACTATTAACTACTGTCAAATCTGAACCCATATGTTCTACGAGTTCGACCTTTCCTATCTTGTCTTCATATAACTCAATCGATTTCATACATCCTCTTCGTCATGATTAAGTGGTCCGTCTGCTGGTGGTTGTGCCTTGGTGCCAAAATAATAGGCGAACACCATTAAGCAGGTTTGCTGAATAAAATCAAGTATTTTTAAAGATTCTTGTGCTTCAAGCAACTTTGTTGTTGGACCTGCAATGATCTTGTCAGCAATAAAAATACCTGCGATCAAAGCAAACATTGTGGTTACAAACTGTGTTAGGGCTGAATGATCAGTTTTTGCACGTCTGTAAATGTATGTTACAATACCAATAACACCAGAAACGATAGTAATACCAAGCAGAATGGCGACAAAGGTAGTTCCATAAGTGTCGTATAAGCTTGGATAATGTCTGCTTCCATCTGGATCAACTTGGACTGTGCTAGTCGCTTGGACTCTTTCATCAATCTTTGAAGCAAGTGACATACCCTCCGCTGATTTAATAGTTGGATCAATATCAATAGATGGAGTAATATCCAGTTCTTGTGCTTGTCCTTCTGTTTGTTCTACTTGATCTAAATCTATTGTTGTATCCATGATATTACTCCTCTAGTTCTGGACCTACGTTTCCTCGTAGTGTCCGATAAGTCTCACGAAGCTCATCAAAATCAACTTCCTGCTTCATTAGACGAAATGCCTTAACTGCTGTTCTAATGTCCTGCGCTGTAAGCCAACCATTATCACTATACTGCTTTCGTAGATCTCGGCGTTGATCCTTATATGGTTCCATAGCCTCTTCAATGGTTGAAAGTGAAGAAATATAATCTACGATGTAATCCTCTTTGCTCTTCTTAGTAGTTGCAGACATTAGCCCTCCATTGTGTTTAGTTTGGTCTTTAGTTCTTCAAGACGCTTTAGATCCTTATCACGCATCATGCGATGATGCCAGCGAAACTTTTCAGTTTTATTTTGATTATTTATGTGATCAGTTCTCTCGCTTATCAAACGCTCTAATACCTTTATTTCCTTTTCAAGATTTTGGTCCAAGTGTCCTCCCGCCTTGTTTTGGCTCTATATTATTTAACAGATCATCAAAGAATGGAATAACAAACTTACGATTCTTAATCTTAGAGTAGAAGTCTTCTCTGTTCTGTATATCGTCTGTTGTTAATATAACCTGTTTAGTATCTCCTGCAACCCCACTATCTGATTCAATATATTCAAATACGAAGTGTTGTTGGTCTTTTGGAGCACCATAAATAACTGATACTTGACCATATTTCTTTCCAAGATTGATTAGATCTTGTTTGCTGATATTATTTACTAGATATGAATCTTCTTCTGAACCGAACTTGCCGCCGATCTTCATAAATCCTAAACTCATGCTTCTTAGATCTGATTCAAGGCGTTTATTGGCTTTGTTATTAAACTCTGGTGTTGCTGCTTCGCCATTTGGATTTTGAGCAGTTAAAACACCAATAGAACGAACAGATGGTACTGCTCCTCTAGCTATGTTAACAACTCTTGGAAGTCCTGCTTCTGTTAGGACAACCTTCTTCTTATTTTCTTGTAATACTTCTCTGATAAGAGATTTTAAATCACTAACTGTCATTTTCATAGCTATTCCTCCATTGCTGTAACTATACCTATTATATAGTTTTCAGTAACGAAATAAGCAGTTTGTGAGCCGATTTGTGCTTTTTCTAGTATCTGCGTTGGAACTAAAAGAAGTGTTCCACCAACATAAGAACCACTTGCTGATTCCTTAACTCTTACAACAGTATATGGATCTACTTGCTGCATTTCATCTGGTAAAATAAAAGCCCGCTCTTGTTTATCAGACTTTGCCATTTCTACTGGTTCTACAACCACATAGTTATTACGAGGGGTTATTAGGTACATACTGATTCTCCAATAGTATTTTGTTAGTCTTAAACTGTTCTTCTGTTAGAAAGTTTGTTGTTCTCTTATTGCAGTATTTACAGGCAAAATCAACACTAACAAGATTTGAAACAGTTGCTTCAATACGACCAGACGGCAACCAATAGTGTGTTTTACTAGTTGGGTCGTGCTTGTCACATTTTTGATTTGCGTCATACTTTGGTACTAAATGATTTAGTTTCATAGTAAAACTCCCGACTGATATACTATAATCAGTCGGGAGCTATATGTCAAGTATTTATTTTATGAGCATTTGCTCCAACCGCAAGTTGAGCAGCTAACACAACCATCTTGATAGATTAGTTCTATTGAACCACAATCATTGCAAGTTTTCTTTCCAGATACCTTTGTACCATCTGGAACATACTGTTTAAGAACTCTTGCAATACAACGAGAGAAAGAGAACATATCTGAATCTGCATCTTTTTGCATTTGCTCTACAACATAGTTGATTGGGGCACCATGACGCAGAGAAAGTGAAAGTAGACGGGTAAATGCTGAATGGTTAGCATTATCAAATACCTTAACAACATCACGGATTACAAGGTCACCAACAACCAAGTCATAACGAGCATTGTCTTTCGCTAATACTACTTTTTCAATATTACCTTTCTTTGCTGTCTTTGGAAGATCAACAATCTTGTTTGCTCCTCCAAGAACTTCATAAGGCTTACCATCCATCAAACCTACTAATACTGTCCATTTCTCGCCCTTGATTGTCATATTGTGAATATCGCATTCAAGAGAGAAAGGACGCTTTGGTGCATTGTTTTGAGGGAATGTCTCTTTCTTTGTTTCTGTGATCAGTACACCATCGCGTGAACCATCAACGTATACGGTAACTCCCTTCAAACCAAGTTTCCAAGCAAGCTGATAGAGTTCTGCAACTGTATCTGGTGAAGTGCCCTTTGGAAGATTGATAGTAGAAGAGATTGAGTGATCAATATGCTTCTGAATAACACCTTGGATTTGAACACGACGTTTCCAATCAATCTTATCTGATTCTGTAAAGAATGAAGGAATCTCGTCTGTTTCAAAGCGTTTTAGATACTCTTGAACATTATGATGGTATACTTTGTATTCTGTCCACTTATCTCCGACACTATCAACGAATGCTGCAACTTGATCTTGCTCATTGTGTGATAGTTTGCGACGACGGATATAGAAGTTACGGAATACTGGTTCAAGACCAGATGATGTTTGAGACATAATGGATACAGAACCAGTTGGAGCATTTGTTAAGATGCTAATGTTTCTACGTCCAAATGCCTTGATACCGTGTCTAACGTGCTCTGGAAGGGATTTGATAAACGCATTATCCTTTTCCTTCTCCCAATCAAAGACAGGGAATGAGCCTCTTTCCTTTGCTAACCAGCAAGATTCTGTATAAGCATTCTCTTTGAGAGCACCGTAAATCTTGTCAATCATTACTAGTGCATCACCAGAGTCATATCCCATATTCAAACAAGCTAGTGCATCAGCAAGACCGTGAGTACCAAGACCAGTACGGCGACCATTGATACAAGCTGTTAGAAGTTTTGTCCAGAGTTCTTTTTCATCTTGTGTGTTGCAAGCTCCAAGGATACCTGTAAGCTTTTCAATCTCAAGATCAATGAGATCGTCAGATAAACGCATAGCCCTACGAGCAACGACGCTAAAACGATCAAAATCGAAGTAAGCATCTTTTTGAAATGGATTAACGACAAAGGATTTGAGATTGACTGAAATAAGACGGCAAGAATCAAAAGCTGATAGAGGAATCTCACCACAAGGATTTGTTGTAATAGTCTTGAATCCAACATCTTTATAACTCTCTGCTGGTAGGAACTTCTCTATATTACCCCACATTAGGAGTCCGGGTTCTGCCGTTTTTGTCGCTGAATCAACAATATCCTTCCATAACTCTCTGGCTCTAATAGTTTTAGTAAAAGTATGAACATTGGAATCAACAGGAAATCGCAGAGTAAAATCTTGATCTTGCTCCACAGCTTCCATAAAATCATCTGAAATCTTGATTGATACATTTGCACCTGTCACCTTTGTTAAGTCATGCTTCATCTTAACGAACTTGTCAATATCTGGGTGTCTAATGTCAAGAGAAATCATAAGAGCACCACGACGACCGTTTTGACCAATCATACGACAAACATATGAATAGAAGTCAGCAAACGACCAAGCACCAGTTGTAGTACCAGCAGAGTTATTAACCACCATCCCTTCTGGACGTAGATTTGATAGGTCTAAGCCTACTCCACAACGACGCTTGAATAGATTAGCCAGTTCCTTACCAGAATCCATAATAGAAGAAACATTATCTTCTGGTGAGGCTACAACAACGCAGTTCGATAGAGACACGTTAACAAAGTTGTTTCCAATGCCGTACATTGGAGAACCTTGTGGAACAATATCGCCAAAGTGATCTAAATGCTGAAAGATTGTTTCTTCATCTAATGCTGTTGGTCCACCGTATGTTGCTTCAATGCGAGCAAACTCCTTAGCCAAACGACGATGAAGGTCTTTTGGTGTAAGTTCAACAAACTTGCCTTCTTTATTTTTTAAAGCATATTTGCTTGCAAAAACGCTTGCAGCAAGCTCATCGCCTTTGAAATATTCTAAACTAGCTTTACTAACTTCCTCTTTATTGTACATATTCTGTGTTCTCCGATTTTGGTTTACGCTTATAAGATTTATACTTCTTCTTCAAGTTTTGTTCTTGTTCCTTGGCAGATTTAGTAACGATTTCTCCTACTGTTTCTCCCGTAGATGGTAACATCTTAATACCAACATTACCAGTATCCATATAGATTGGATACACAAGACCATCTGGTCCGTTACGATTTTTAGCTATGAAGATACGTCCACCATTAACAGTCTTGTCTTCTACGGTTCTTGAAACAGAGAAAATAAGATCCGCTACGAAACATTTGTTAAATGCTTCGCTGATTGATTCCATCGTGATTACTTCTGCATTCAAACCAGAACGATTTGTTTGTGAAGCTGTCCACAATGGACAGTTGGTTTCGGCTGCAATACCTCGTAGCTCTTCATAAATAGTTTCAAGTTCTGTGCGCTTCTCTTTTTGATTAGAAATAGGACGTAAAAGATCACCGTAGTCAACAATGATCATATCTGGGTTAATACCTCGTATTTTTAGCTTCTCAATATGCATACGAATAGTATTGGTTGTAGCTGTCTTTGTTGGATATTCTTTTACGATTAGCTTACCGGGCATATCTTTGATTGTTTCAAAGATTTGATCCTTAAACTGATGTAGTTCACGAATATGGAATCCAGTATAGCAACTATCATAACGAGAAGCTACAACCGTATCTGCAAGTTCTAGGGTATAATGAACGACTGTCTTACCCTTCTTCAAAGCCTCTGTGCCAAGATGCACAAGTACCATTGACTTACCTGCACCAGTTGGAGCAACAACGACACCAAGCTCTCCACGACCTAGACCACCCTTTGTAAGAAGGTCCATTTCATCCCAGCCAGTTGTAACAGGATTACGTGATTTAATCTCAAATCGCTTCTCAAAGTCAACAAGAAAGTCATAGCCAATATCATTGGCTACACCAAGCTTCAAAGCATCATTGATTGTTTTTGAAATCTCATCAAACGAAGCAGATTGAAGAAGCTTGACAGATTTAAGCATTGCTTCTTTTAGCTTCTGCTTTTTACAGAAGTCCAATGATGTTTCTTTTATATAATCTGCACCATCAATCTCTTTGTTATGAATGCGCGCAAAATAATCGCGTACTTGCTTCTGTAATGCTTCGTTCTCATCATCCAAAGTATTACGGATGATTGAAGTCATAATATCGTAGGTTGGATGAACCTTATATTTGTCTTTGTAATCAAAGATACGTTGCACGAATATCTGCAAGTATTTCAGTTCAAGAAACTGAATATCCATAACTTCTTTGATCTGATCGCAGAAAGGACGATCAATAAGCATAAGCTGGACAAGGTTTTCTTGGAATACCTTGCCAAAACGTGAAAAGTCACTTTTCTCGTTGGTCATTATACACCTTGGGGGATTGTTTATAACTTAATACGTTTGAGAGTCTAGGTCAAGTGATTTGTTACCAAGCTTTGCAAGACCAATATCTGGCCTTAGTTTTTGGACCGGGATTATCACAGTTATGACGTGCTCTGAAAGATTTACGTCTTGCTGGTATATTCTTTTTTATCTTCATGTTTTTATCACCAAAGTTTACTTTCTTAATATTACCAGTTTGTGGATCTCTAACGTAAACTTTTGACTTCTTAACATCACCTTTCATTGGCTTATTAAGTGTTACTGTATGACCTTGATATTTGGCTTCTTGAATAACTAATCTATCACTTTCAAGTAGTTCTTGCAAGCAAGCTTCGCAAACTAATGTTCCATCATCCAAATGGGCACCGTGATATTCAGAATGCTCTTCCTCTTCTAAGAAGCTTCTAAAGTTTTCTGTTATTAACTGTTGTTCTTTAAATGATGAATATTTGCTCATAACTTAACTAGTCCTTTTTATTCTTTTTGGTCCATGAAATAGCTTTGCTGCTTTTCTTTTTTCTTAACGGACCTTTGCCAGCAGATTTACATTGTGCCTTAGTAGGTCTACAAGCTGGGTATTTACCGCCACTATCAGCTGATTCACGACCACATGGCCCGCCAGTTCTACAGTTTACCCAACCTTTTCCATCGTTACGAGCAAACCAGCCATGAAGACCTTGCTCTTTTTCTTTTGAAAAGTTTGGTTTATATGGTTTTTTTGCCTCGTCAATCGTTTCTTCTACAATCTCTACTTCTTTGTCTGATATATCTTCTGATACACCTTTCCAAATCTTTCCTTGACGACATTTAACGACTGCACCAGAGGCATAAGCACTAGGCCAAACATTGTATTTACGTTTAGCTATTCTTGTGCAACGATCATCCTTTTCTAGTATAAATGCTTGTAGTTCTTCTTTTATTAGTTGATCAATTTTTAGTTTTAGATCTTGTCTTAAAGCTGACTTATCAACACCTAGTTTAGCAGCCAAAGCATTTATATCATGAAATGTATTTTCAGCATCACCTAATATTGTTGATTTAGCTGCTTCTTTTTTTTCTTGTTCTGTTGGTGGAGCGGGTGGTTCTTGCTCGGCTTTCTGTACGTCTTGTTGTGCTGATAACATAGCATCTGATGATATCTCTGCTTCACCAATAAACTTCTTCCATTCATTTAATAAATTTTTATATTTCATAACAACAATCCCACACTATAAATAGCATAGTGTGGGATAAAAGGACTAGTTTTATAGGTTTTCTACGATTTCTGGTGAGAATGAGAACAAAACCTTATTAACATCTGAACATTCGTTTTGAATGCATGAATCGATAAACCTTCTCATCTGGTCACCATTATCAAATCCTATTAGGTTACCATGATAGAATAGTTTAAACTTACCAAGTTGATCAACAATATCACATTTATTGATAATCAGTTTTGTAGCACCAGTTAGCTTACAGGAGTCAATCAGCTTATCTAGATTAAGCCAGTTAACTTTACGACGACGACCTGTTGTTACTCCATACTCTTGTCCTGCATCTGCAATCGCAAGAAGTTCTGGATTATCTAATAGAGAAGCAGGAAAGTCTGGATCTTCACCAGAACGAGTATCATATAGCTTGGCTACTGAGTAGATGTTCTTGATCTTTTGAGGTCCAAATCCAAGTGAACAAGCAGCATAAGGCAGGCATTCGCTTGATGTTACATAGGGATAAGAACCCCAGTTAATATCAAGCCATACTCCTTGTGCGCCCTCGCACAGAATATTGCCATGAAGTTCTTCATTAAGCAAGAAAGACTTGTCAATCTCTGAATCTTTGGCTAAAAGACCAACTCTTGCACACTTATCACGATAAGCTGGTGCGATACCTTGGCCTGTTGTGCCAAGTTTACCAGCAAGTTTGGCCTTATCTTCTACGATGTGCTCGTTTGTTACGATATGAGCACGGGGATGAACCTTGATAAGAGAAACATCTACCCCGCCTTCTTTTAGCTCGTTCACTTCTTTATAGAAAGCATCTAGATTGACAACACAGTTAGGTCCAATAACCGATGTAATGCCATAAAATACACCACTTGGAACAATATGAGTAGCAAACTTCTTGCCATTGTGGTAAATGGTATGTCCCGCATTCGAACCACCATTATAGCGGGCTACAAAGTCATAATATTGCTTACCATCAAAACGCTTCTTGGATGCTAGATAGTGGGTTACTTTACCCTTACCTTCGTCGCCCCAAGCGGCTCCAATAACAACATCAACATTATTTACCATCTTAGCTCCTCTTTGTGTGTTTCATAGTATCAAATAACAGGTTTAGATTCAATGTGCCAATACCATCTTGAACCATCATTTTTTTAAAGTTGAATAGATTTGTTTGTGGTTGGAAAGTGTTAAAGATTTGTTCAATCTCAACTTTTGTTTGGATAGATACCTGTGGAGAATAAAGTTGCATAATCTTGTAGTTATCACGAACTAGTTGTACATTATTTAAGATATTCTCATATACTTTGATTTTGTTTCCTTGCTCTCGGCAATAATCAACAACATCATCGATTGAATAGGAGTTGCTTTCTGCTAGCATTGGGATACGCTTTGCAACGGTTGCAAGACCTACTCCTTCAACACCAGCGAGATTGTCGGACTTATCGCCAGCAATAGCTCTTGCAAGAGCAAAGTTAGTAGGATGAATGTTGTAGTCTTCAACAACCTTCTTTACATTTAATACTTCTTCTTGGATTGGACGGTAAAGAACAACGTTCTTATCAAGAATCTGAATATAATCCTTATCGGAGGATACGATTACTTTCTGACTATTGCTTAATGATGGAAGGCTGCAAACAAATGAAACAAGATCATCTGCTTCAATCTCTGGGTACATAAGCTGGATTATTGGAAGTTCATTAAGATATTCAATAACCCTCGTTTGTTGCCAAATCTTGTTCTGCAACTCGTCGTTATCGGATAGAATACGAACATCGCGATTAAGTCGGATAGGCGTTCTACCCTCCTTATAGTTGGAGTTCATAGCCTTGCGCTTACGAGAACCGCCAGCACCATCCCAGCAAACTACTACAAGGTCTGGCTTTGTTTCCTTACAAAGCTTTTGTAGAATCTTTAGAAACCCTACAACACCACCAATAGGCTGACCGTTTGGAGAAAGTGTTGGGTTAACAATATACGCTCTGAAAAACGCATTTAAAGCATCAACAATCAAGATACGATGCATTTAATATCCTCTTTGTGTATTAGGTATGTTTTATCTTCTTGTATTACAAAGACTTTAAGTAAAGGCTCATCTATGTGTACTATAACTGCTAGAAGATCGTGTTTAGTAAATAAAGACTTCTGCGGCGTTTCTACTGCCCACACATCATAAACATCTACCAATATTAGATCGCCTTTATTCATTCTCTTGGTTTTCTAATCTTCTGATAGCACGATTCGCATACTGGAATGAATCTTTTAGTTTCCATTGGTTGTGCTTTACTTATCTTAGCTGAACAAGAACTGCAAGTCTTTTGTGCGATATACTCTGCTTCGGCTATAATAGCATCAACAAACTTATAAACTTTTTCTCTTTCTTTTTCATTGGCAATGTTTTTATCATCTTCATCATCTGGATAAGATACATAAATACGAAGAGTTCCAAACTTTTCTTTTATTTGAGCAATCTTAATATGATCTTTGAACATATTAAGTTTTTCAACTGCTTCTTCAATAAGAGAATACCAACCTATTTGACATTCAATATATGGAGCTTCAAACAGGTCTTCGTATTTAGAGATTAGTTTGTCATAATGACTTTCATTATATTCCATTAGATCTTAATCTCCTCAATGTTACCGTCAGCATTAGAATAAACAACACGCTTAATGCCGACAAACTGCATTGCTGCTTCGCACATAGGGCAAGGACGAGAGTTACGAAGACCACCATTACGACCAACGCGAACAACATAAATCGTTGCTCCTTCGGTCATAGCACGATCAAGCCCAAGAATCGCACCAATCTCTGCATGAACGGTAGCGTGACCGCGCTGCTGCTTGCGGAACCTACCAGCCCAAGCCTTATACTTATTCTTATTGCAAGAAGTGTTCAACACAGTCCCACCACGAACAAGAACAGCACCATGCTTGTATTCCTTAAAATCCGTTTGTTCTGCGACACGGGAAGCAAGGTCAACAAACCGCTGCTTCTTCTTGGACAGTTCAATCGGCTTCGGGTAATACTCCATGATGGTTTCTTTCTCCATATACATTCAATATAACAAGGCACCACAAGACTGTCAAGCCTTATGGTGCCCCATTATTTCTTTTTCTTATTAGTGTCTACCGCAATGCGTTCTTCCATCAGCATGAACGTGACAATCTCTATTTCTTGGTGCTCTTGGACGATCATATGGCTGTTGTCTCCAATGACCGGGAACCCAGTTACCACGAATAGAATAATGTCCATTTACCCAAATACGATAATATGTTGGAGGAGTTACCATGACGTTAGTATGATAATGAGATTCGCTATAATAAACAGGACTTGTTCTTATAGGAGCTTCATAGGCATACATTATACAACCAAGAAGAAATAGTACATTCATTAGTCACCTACTGGAAATTCAACCTCTGGTTCATCACCATCGATATTATAATAATTAGATGCATTACCTTCTTTTGTTTCAAAGTTAGTAATAATCTCTTTATCCATGATCTGCAATACTCTTTCTCGGAACTTTGGATTTTCTAGTTTTTCTAACCACATGGCAGATTGAAACTTCTCTTTTGTTCCATCAGCATAAACTAGCGAGAACCAAGCACCACCTTGTTCAAGTTGGTCAGAGGTTTTGATTGCTTCAAACCAAGACTCTTCATCTTGAATAGCAATATCATCACCACCCCAAACAATCTTGAATGTACACTCTCTACCTTCTGTACCAAAACGTGACTTTTTAAGTCGTGCTTTAAGTTCAGAACCGATACGATAACCCTTGTCGTCTATCAAGTAGGATGCCTTTGATTTGCGTCCTGTAAGCCATATACGAAGCGAATAGGCATAGGGTAGGGCTTTACCACCGGGAGTGAAATAAGGCTCTACAAGGGCTTCTGCGGGCGTGCTAGTGATATTGGTTTTAAGTTGATTCAATACCAGTACTGTGCATTGTTTATTAGCGATTGGTTGAACAAGTTTGGACATACCCTTAGATAGAATACGTGGCTTTTGTGCCATTGAAGACTGAGGATTAAAGTCACCTTCAACATCTGCATTGGCAGGAGTCATAGCCAAGGAATCCCAAATAAAGAGAATCTTACCTGTATTTGCTGCCAATAGTTCTTCGATTGTTTCAAGAACAAACTCTACTGAGCTTGCTTGAACATATAGAATCTCATTCACCTTACATCCTGCTCTTGCTAAGAACGTAGAATCTAGTGCAGACTCTGAGTCAAAGTATACAACTTCAATACCTTGTTTTTGTGCATTAGCAGCAATCTGTGCAGCCATATAGGATTTACCAGAGGCTTCCAGACCAGCAATCTCAACAATCTTGCCTACTGGAATGCCTGCTTTCTTTCCTTTACAAATAATAGAATCTAACCAACGAGAACCTGTTGGAATCCAATCAGTAACATCGGTTGGATTATCTTCTGTTAGATTATAGGCTACTTCTGTTCCAGCTTTCTTATTGATTATTTCTCGCATTTGTGCGATTGATATTTTACCATTTCCGGTTGTCTGTACTCTTTTTGCCATTTTAATATCCTTTTTTTGGAACAGGAAAAGGCACACATTTCTGTGTGCCCCTTCGTATTTACATTAGATTACATTCCCATGAAATCATCAAGGGCTTCATCAACCTTAGTTTTACCACCCTTTGAGCTACCACGCTCAACGGTAGAGGAAGCCTCTTCTGCACCCTCATCAGTTGCGAATGCTTCATCAAGAATCTTCTGTACCTCAGAAGTTGATAGACGCTTGTAGAGACTATCAAAGTCTGGAAGTGTATCAAGAATCTCCTTGCACTTAGCTGGTCCACCGTA